GCGGTATGGTTACTTTCTCATCTTCTTCCTCATACCTTGCGTGTCCAATGGGCTAACAACAGTGCAACAAGGGCAGCAAAGACAGCAGCATGGGCAGCATGGGCAGCAAAGACAGCAGCAGAGGCAGCAGAGTCAGCAGCATGGGCAGCATGGGCAGCAGAATCAGCAGCATGGGCAGCCGCAGATGCAGCACGGGCAGCAGAATCAGCAGCAGAATCAGCAGCATGGGCAACAAGGGCAGCAGAATGGGCAGCATATAAACTTGCCATTGAAGATGGTTTTAATCTTCTTTCCAATCAATGAAAGACTTGTGCACATCTTGATGACATTCGGCCCTAATTTGTAATTTCACAAAATGAAAGATACACTCAAGGCAGTTCCTACAAAGAGTGAAGGCATTGGCTATATCAAATTTGATCGAAAAAAAGGAACACGCATTCATACTGTCGGCGCCGAAGCTATCGAATTTCTGGAATGGTATGAGAAAAATAATCGGCTGCAATTCACTATGCTGCCATTTCAACAATCCAACTTTTTGTTAGCTTACAAAAACCAAGGTGTATGGCGTTTCACTCAAGCTTTTCAAACGCTAGCTGATGCGATTACTTATCTTTCCCCTTCCAGACTCCGAGTTTTAATTGAATACACATCATAAGACGACAAAACAACGATTCGAAAGACTTCCAATCTATGAAAATCCAACTCACCCTTGAACAAGTTCAATCTTACTCCCCTTGCTACACAGAGGAAAAGTTAAAATCTTTTTTTCCAAACAACGAACCCAGAGAAGTAACTTTAGAATCTCTTCTCTCACTTCCACTTCGGGATGCGGTATGGTTACTTTCTCATCTTCTTCCTCATACCTTGCGTGTCCAATGGGCTAACAACAGTGCAACAAGGGCAGCAAAGACAGCAGCATGGGCAGCAGAATGGGCAGCATGGGCAGCATGGGCAGCAAAGACAGCAGCAGAGGCAGCAGAGTCAGCAACAAGGGCAGCAGAATCAGCAGCAGAATCAGCAGCATGGGCAGCAGAATCAGCAGCAGAATCAGCAGCATGGACAGCAGCAGATGCAGCACGGGCAGCAGCAGAATCAACAGCAGGAAAGTCAGCATATAAACTCGCCATTGAAGATGGTTTTAATCTTCTTTCCAATCAATGAAAGACACGATTGATTGAAACCAAATTTTAATTGAATACACATCATGAGACGACGTGAAACAAGTGGCAAACCTGAACCAAAACACCAACTCGAAAAACTTCCTACAAGAAAGGAAATGCAAGCAACCAATCCAAAATACAAAGTCACTTTTCGTGACGGTGTAACTTCACTATTCAATAAGAAAAAGAAATGAATACTCTAATGTTTCTATCAGGAGTAGGTATCGGCGCATTAACCTCAATGTGCTTACTTTGGTGGGTAGTTATAAAAAGCGTTAAAAAAATCAAACAAGATGAAGAGCATCCATACCTTACGCTCATGAAAGAGCGCAATGCAATCGCGCAAAAACAACTTGATCTTCAAGTAAGTCATGTCGAGCAAACAAAGAAACAAATTGCGGAATGGAATTCACAAATGACACCTCCATCCGCAGCAACCTTTATTCATCCAAATGAATGCTGAACGAAACAAGTTTTTTCGTCTTCTTTTTCTTCTTGTAATATCTATCCTCACTTCTTATTACTCTTATGCCCAACGAAACCCGCAAACTCCGATCCAAGTTCAAAACAGCCAAAATTCTCGCTGATCATATTGCGATTCGTGCAAAACTTGTAAGCTTACAAATGCACGTCACTTTCACTCCAGAACCTGAATCATTCATGGCGTTCGCTCGTCGAAGAGGGATTCGATACAACGGAGCAAATGCAGGAAGAGGATATTGAAAGATAGTTTATGCTTGCGACTGTTCAAAGGACTTGCTACCGTTCAGATGGCATGCCTTACATGGAACATCGCACGTATGATCAAGCATTGAAATTATGGGGATGGAGTGACAAATCAATTGACGCTTGGATTTTTGAAGATTGGGATATTGCAGAACAGCATATCAAACTATTGAAACTCCAAGGCGAAAAGAAATTTGTTGCTCCATTCGTCCACTCCAAATCTGAACAAGAAAAACGAAAATTTATTTTAGAAGCTTACAAAAAAGGTATTTCACCTGATGAAGCTTACCGCCAGTTAGAAAAAAGAAATTTAGCATGAACAAATAATGGATAAAACTTTCTGCGACAGTTGCAAACAGGAAAAGACGGACAAAAATACATGGCAACGTAGTGATCGAATCACAGTCCCAATCACAACAAAACCTTGGCTTAAAGATTATACTGTTGATGTTGAAATTTCTGTGCATAATGATTACAATTGGATTTGCAAAAATTGTCAACTTAGTGCAGTATCAGCATATCTAAAGAAACAATTCCTAGCTAATTTGTTACCTAACAAAATCAAGGTTGGTAAATCCAAATCAAAAGCTAAAAAACCTCGCAAATAATGGACCTTATCATTTCTCCTTTTGTAGAGCGGCAGATTTCAGAAATTCTCGCACCGCTCAAGAAACCTGAAAAGTGGATGGCATTCAATCTGCCTTTCTTTCCTAAACCTTTTGCTATTGTGCGCATGGAAGGGCAGCCAGGAACAGGAAAAACAACGATAGCTCGACATATGGCGAATCAAGTCAGCACACGATCTTCCATTATTAATTTTGCTGATGTTGCCAATTCACATTTTTCTGAGACAGAAACGAAAATCACAACAGCTTTTGCGGAAGCTACAAAGAAGAAAAAGAATACTCTTATCTTTGAAGAAGCGGACGCGCTTTTTTGGGACCGAAGCATGATCAATGAAGATAACATCCTAAATATTGGGATAGTTAATACTCTTCTTGTAGAGATCGACAAATGGAAACAGCGGCAAATTCCTTCTCTACTCCTATTCACAACCAATCATCCTGACTTGATTGATAAAGCTTTGGAATCTCGAATCACAGACGTTGTTAAGCTGCAACCTCCCATTGGTGAATTGGCAGAGCAAATGTGGATTTCCAAATTTCCAAAGAATTTGAAATATGACAAAGCGGATATTTCTGCAATGGCAACATGGGGTTGCACACCTCGCCAAATGGAAGATGCTGTAATTCATGCATGTCGTCGCGCTCTTCTTGAAAATCGTGCAGTAAGAATCGAAGATATACATCAGAATTCATGAAAACTCCCATTATTGTAAAAATCAAAAATAAATCCTCTGAAATTTGGTATATTGATATTGAAGAAGGGGACAATTTGGATGAAAAAGTCAAAAGCATATTACCTAAAACTCTTGCATTCGACCAACTTATCGGATTTGTTTGCTTTTGTGAAAGTTGTCAACATACTTTTCTTTTGCAAATGGCATATCTCGCAGGACAAATTGGAGAGTTTATTGACGCAACTTCACTTGATGTAGTGCGACAATTCATTGTAGATGCTAATCCAAATTCAATGATTGCAGAACAGCGTCCCTGCCATCTACTTACAATTGATATGCTTCTCTCTTGTAGAAGTGTGTTGCAAAAAATTCCTGAAAATATTGTCATTAAAGATTGACAAATAATAAATTTCTGCTATATTAACACTATCAAATGAGTATTCTTAAAGAACAACATCGCCGTAAGTTGTCTCCGCGTGTCTCTTCTACAAAAGAAGAGACGGTAAAAAAAGCTGCGGAAGAAGTTTTAGCTGGTCAGCTTGCGGTGACTGATGTTCAAAAGAAATACAAAATTGATTTTGTCACATTACAAAACTACATCAGAAAAGAATTTCCTACTGATGTCGAAAAATATGATTTTCTAGAAAACGTCATGCAAGCCAATGCGATGATGGCAGCAGGACATTTTGCGGATAAGGTAGGTGAGCTATCTGCAATTGATGCCGCCCGCGCCGCTAATATGTTTGCTAATACTGCACTTTCAATCAAAAAAGCCAGAGAAGACGGGTTCAAAGAACGCCCAATCAGTATTGGAGTTTTAATCAATCTCGAAAAAACCCTTAAAAATGTAACTCCTGCAACTGTCACAATCAATGAGTAAGCCAAAGAAAAAAACAAAACGCGCCGCCTCCTTGGTGCCGGGGATTATTCAAGTATTGAAGACAAGTTCCAGATTTACTTGCAAATTCAGTGATCTTCCCGAATCCTACAGAAACCAACCCTATAATCTTGCGTCAAAGATTGCATCTCGGGGAGGAATACAAGTCAGAGCAGTGTTTAATAAAGATCAAGACGCATTTTGCCTAATTAGACAATCATGAAAGCTACCCTACAACCATTCTACGACAATCTCATTTTGGAAGCAATCGAGGCTGCGGATCGCACATCATCGGGAATTATTATTCCAGAAGCACATCGAGTGGATCTTTCACAAGGAAAAGTAATTGATAAAGGACCCCTCGTTTCTGATTCAATTAAGCTCGGCGACATTGTATTTTATGCGCCACATAGTGAAACGCGAATTGCGTGGCGTGGAAATAAATATCGTATTGTCGCTGAAAGTAATTGCCTCGGGCGAATTCGCGAAGAGGAATCGGAACCCCATCCAGAACTGAATTTGGAAGGTAACAAAACCGATGCCGCTTGAATGTCCTGCAAATTACTTTGGTAAAGGTAAGGATTACATCCTCCAACCTGACTTTGCCGAAGAATTTGATCGTCGATGGAAAATTTGGGAGAAAGAAAATCCCGAAGACCCTACAGGAGAAAAAGCATTAGCTTTCTATGAATCTTCGCAATCTACAGAAAGAAAAGAAGAGACGGCTAATCAAGGGCAAACCGAAAAACAAGCTCTCGAAGATACTAAAAAATTTCGTCTTGAACTTGATGCTCAAGACATAGAGAGACTGAAAGCATATGCAAAATACAAGCGAAAACGCCCCCGCGACATCATTACCCTCTGGATCAAAACCTATACCCCTGAAGTCCACGGTTAGCCACGAAGATTTGATCCAAAGAATGCGAGGATGCAGTTTAGCTGTAATTCGCCAACGTCTTGTAAAACTCACAGAAGAAGAATACACTGCGGTTGTAAAACTTTTCAAACATTAATTTTGTAAGATGACAAATCTCATATCCACACATAAATTAACTGGCTACCGTATGGTGTGGCGCGGTTATAGATATGGTTGGATATGGGAACCAACTTTCACAATTGTCCTTATAAAGACAAGTGAAACGCGTTGTGTCAGCAACGTGAAACGACCAACATTGCGCTGCAAGCGCCCACGTCAGGAGGCATCTACTTATGGTTAATTACACCCACCTTGGACGGGTGGGAACCTGCAATTTGAACTGACATTCAACACAGGCAACATAATAACTGGCAACCGTGACAGATTCCGCGGTATAAGGTTAAGTGGATTATTCCGACAGATAAAATTCGCAATTGGGGAGAGGTGTTAGACCAATGCCTCGCAAGTTTAACCCTCTCCCCATTCTTTTATGCTTGATCAATTAGACGATAATCAAAAACGCGCGTTAGATATGATGGCTGAACCATCTTCTCCAAATGTGTTTGTTGCATGGTGGGCAATGGGGACTGGCAAAACACGTTTAGCTCTCGCCGCGTTTTATTTGTCAGATTACAAAGATTGTATTATTGTCTGTAGGAGAATTTCATTTGAAGATTGGATGGATGAAATGGAAACAATTGGATTTAATAATGCCAATTGCTATACCAATGATTATCAACCAACCAATCTAGTTAAATTGTCATGTCACAAAAATCCTAAAAGGATTCTTTTTTTGTCAGCAGGTGATCTTAAAAACATTCCAATTTACTTTCCAAAAGGTCAAATGTTGATTGTTGATGAACTTTACCTCTTTTGCAATGCACAAGCCAAACGATCTATCCTTTTGCGTCAAATGTCATTATTTTGTTCTGCGAGGATTGGTTTATCAGGAACCATCATGCCATCGCGAGACAATACTGCAATCTTTGGTCAACTTGCTGCTCTTAATGCACATCATCCACTTGCTTCTGGAACAACAGAATTCCGCCTTCGATTCCAAGTTAAATCGAAGACAAAATATGGCATTAGCTATGTTAATAAACCGAATTCTGACCAAGCAATTAACGCACTTATCAGCGATCGAGTTGATTGCTACTTTCCTGAAAGTCGCCCGACACGAATACAACTTTGTAAACTCGACAAAACGAAAGAGCAAGAATTAGCAATTAAAGAGCTAAAAGAAACCTATAACCACAAAGATAAATCATATAAATATGCTCTTCAAATTGTTCATGCTATTAATGGCATTAGCAATGGATGGTTTGTTAATTCGGATAACAATTTGGAATATTACAAATCATCGAAACTCGAAAAATTATTTTCTTTGGTTGATGATATTGTTGCAGGTGGACATCGTGTTGTCGTGTGGTGTGCTTATCATGCTGATATTTCTCGAATTGCTAAAGATCTAAAACATCCGTGGTTGGAATTTTCTGGGACTACTCCTTTTTCTTCTGTAGAATGGCAAAGTGGTAAGTTTTCAGTTGTGCTTGCAACAGAAGCGATGGGTGCATCAGTCAATCATTTTAAGCACGTTAAATACGCAGTCTATTACTCAATTAATTACAAGTATTTAGATTTGCAACAATCAATGGCTCGCCATGAAAGGAAAGGTTCACAACATGATGGCGCGCATTACTACTTTTTACAGACACGAGGAACGATGGATGCCCGAGCTTATCAACTCGTAAGTGATTCGCGTTCTACAGAAGAAGAAATAATAAAAATACTAGCAAATGAATCTTGGTGATAATCCACTAGCAGAAGAATATCGGGCAGCATCACATGATTGGCAAAAGAAATGGAAAGCTGCCGATGATGAGTTACAAAAAGCTAAACAAGAAATTGTAAGCTTACAAACTAAACTAAAAGAAGCTGGTGAATTAATTGCACTGGCTAAAACTATTTTACTTTTTTATACATGAAAGGCTTTGTTTCTGTAGAGTCATATGGACAGGTGCAGGAAATGAATCGTAAGAATTTGATGCTCATACATCAGATGCGAAAAGAAATGATTGAGTTGAAAAATCAAAATCGTCAACTCAAGAAATTTTTAAAAAGAGTGTCAATACTACTTGACAGAAAGTAACTTTTGTGATATTATAATAAAAATGAGTGATCCAATCTTTTCTCCCCATATTCTTCGCGCTGAAACTTTGGAAGATGGTGTTACGCAATCTGAACTTTCAATGTTTGATGAATGTGCGTTTAAATGGAATGCACGGTATAACTGGCTTTTACAGCGTGCAGATCATTTTCCTTGGCCTTTGTTCGTAGGAGCAGCGTGGCATAATTTTCAGGAAGCCTTTCACAAAGACCCAAATTGTGATGTTACAAAATTTGTTGAGCCAGTAATTCCGGGTAATATCGCTCGTGATTCTGAATTTGAGAAATGGTTGGATTATTGGGCATGTGTGATGCCTGCATATCAACAAGTATATGCAAGGATTTATGAAGAGGAACGCCATCATGAGTGGTTTATTGTAGAAGAAGAACTTTCCGCTAATTTGTTAGATTTCAAAATTCGTGGAAAGATTGATCTTGCTTCTGAAACCTTGAAATTTATTCGAGATTTTAAATCGACTGCATCAGCTTGGCTTACGGCTCCAGACGGGTGGCAATTTAAGTTACAATTCATGACTTATTGCTGGCTGATGGTTCAAAACTATCCGAAATGGGGGAAGAAGAAATTTGCATTTCAATTGGATATGATGCAAAAACCGGGACTCAAACAAACAAAAGCGGATGGAACTTGGACTGGACATATTACTCGCGTTTGCAATGATATTGCTTCTCGTCCTGAATTTTACTTTCAGCGATCTTCGTGTGACATATTTCCAGAAGCAATTAAACGATTCGAAGATGAAGTTTTAGTGCCTAAGCTTCAACGTCTGGCATTGGTTCGTGATAATCCTGCTGAGTGTGAGTCAATTATCTTGAACAAAAACACTAATGCTTGCAATTCATTTGGCAACCGTTGTGAATTTTGGGATATTTGTGAAAAAGGATGGGATGTCTCCAAATTCTTTTTTCAAAATCGTGAAATCAAACATCAAGAGCTATGATCACACTTGATCTTACAGAAGAAGAAGCAGAATGGCTTCGAGATCGAATGCAAAATCCTTTACATGAAAATGAATCATATACAGATGAACAACAACGGCATTCATTTTTTACCGTCCTTAATGAAGGATTAGGGCAGGGGCATCGAAATAAAGAATTCGTAAATGGTCCTGATGATATTCCTTTTTAAATGAAACTAAACGATTCTTCTCTAATGCCTTTTGGAAAACATAAAGGAATAAAAATGATAGATGTCCCAGCCCAGTATCTTTTATGGCTTTGGGATAATGGCGTGTATGCAGAACCATCTAAACCTATTCATCAGTATATTAAAGAAGTCTTTTCAGTTCTTGAAATAGAATGTAAAGATTACATTGTGCAACATAAACCTTTAAAATAATTTGTAACCTCACAAAATTATGCCTCCACTAAAAGCACCTCCTCGTAAACCAACGACAGCAACAGTCACTCCTACAAAACCTCTCGCACGTCGAACATACGCAACGGGAACAGAAGATGGACTTCCCGGTGAAGCAACTGACCAAGATGTAAAAATGCAAAATCTCCGTTGGATGATTGTTGCACCTCCAGGTTGGGGAAAAACACAACTGATGTTCAATTTCCCAAATGCTCTTAATCTTGCTGTAGAAGAAGGCCATAAATTTATGGCAGGATTCAAAATCATTATTGACGAATGGGAAGGAAGTGCAGAATCGACAGACAGCGATGATAATTTGCATATCTCGTTTTTGGAAGCTGTCAAACGTATCGAAGAATCTCAGCGTTTCGAATTCATTTCGATTGATACTGTCGATGCACTTTGTAAAATGTGTGCGGATTACTACACTTCTACAAAGAAAGTAGAGCATATTTCAGACCTTGGAGATTACGGCAAAGGATATGATTTGGCTCAAAATGATCCAATGCGCAAGGCACTTACTACGATTTTCAAATCAGGCCGAGGTATTGGATTGATTACACATCAGTATGTTACTCAATCCAACTTCAAAAAAGGAGTTGCAGCTAAAAAGGAAACCACTCTTCCACCCGGTATTTTCAAGCTTATCATGCCACAAATGGATATTGTGGTTCATGGTGAATTTGGTGGAATTCGCGAAGGCCAAAAGCATCGTGATCGTATTCTAAAATCAGAGGGAAGTGAAGACATCCTCGCGAAAAATCGTGGTGGAATCCTGCCTCCTGCATGGATTGTTCCTGTTGATCCAATTGAAGCACAAGCTCAAATCAGAGAATTTTTTACTGGTTCAAAAGAAGAAAGAGCCGCTCGCGTAAAAGAAGCACACGAACACTATCTCAGCTTTTACGAAGATTAATTTCAGGTTTTGTAACCTGACAAACCAAGCAAACAAAACAAACTAAATCAGACATACTATGCCCGTTCTCAAAAAACCCAACGCTCCTGTTGCTACACCTGCAAAAGCACAACCCGTCGCTAAAGCTCAACCTGCGGCTGCAAAATCAAAACCAATGGATGCTTTCGGTCAGCGATTGTCGGAAATCGACGCGAAGGAGGGACGTAGTTGGAATGCCCCATTGCCGGGGACTTACAATGCGCTCATTGTCGAAGCACAAGGAGTAACCGACAATCTCAAACAAGCCGCATATCTGGAAGTGATTATCGCAGATGAAGAACCAGCTTCTGAATATGGCAAAAAATGCCGTATTTACTGGAACTTCTTCAATGACAAGGGAGAAGAAAATACAGATGGCATGGCTTACTTCAAATCCGCTTTCGCGATGCTCGGATATGAGACTCCGACAACGTGGGACGGAATGTGTGAAGACCTTGCGGCGATGGCAGCCGAGGGTATGTGGGTTATTATCACGGTTGCCGAAGCGAAAAAATCCACAAAGGCAGGTGCAGTGAATGTTTATCTTGATTCGGTTCCAGACAATCAAGATGAAAAGCCAGCGATGCCAACAGCGTAATCCTTTTCTAAGGAACGCCGCACAGTGGTCGGAGAACCAAGAACTCCCAACCGCTGGCAGACCGGATATAGTCTGCCTTATCCCCTTTATAACATGGCATGTCAAATCTGATTGATTTCATTTTCAAAAATGTCGATTTTCAGGCATATTACAAACTTTATTTTCCAAAATGGGATGGCAATCATAATACAAACGTAACTTGCCCTTGGGCAACAAATCATGAAAAAGGAACAGACAAACGAGCATCTTTCTCTCTCAATATCAATGCGACAGGAGGATGCTTTTGTCAATCTTGTGGTAAACGTGTGGGGTCGATCATTCATTTTGAAAAAGAAATCACCTCTACAGAAGATGATGAAGCAGCAGCCACGTCTATTTACTCAAAGTTTTTCCGTCCCATACTTTCAACTCCCGGCAAAGTAGAAGAAAAACTTCATCCATTTAAAGTTGGTCTTAAAGGTTCTCCCAAAGTTTTTGTAAGCTTACAAAATGAAATCGGCATTTCTAACGCGACAATCGAGCGTTTTAACCTTGGATGGGATGCCAAAGTCAGGAGAGTTACGATTCCTATATTGGATGGCTTTGGTCAACTCCTCAACATCCGTTATTACCGCTTGCCATCAATGCGGGAGAATGAGAATTTTCCGAAATTTCTTAACCATTTAGAAAATAAAGACAAAGACAATGAAGTGGGTTATGGTTCACCTGCTTCAATTTTTCCACATAATCCACTTTTTTCTCTATGTAGAAGCAAACATAAACCCGAAGTTGTGTTCTGGATGACAGGTGAAAGAGACACGCTTAAGGGGTGGGATGATGGAATTCCCTCTTTTTGTTATACAACCGGGGAATCAGCATGCAAAAAAGAATGGGCTTTAGAACTTAAAAAACTCAATGTTTCAATCGGAATTGTTCAAGACAACGACAAAGCAGGAAAAGAAGGAGCGAAGAAAAGGCTTGATTTATTAGAAGCGGAAGGAATTCCTGCTTTCATTATTGAGATGGAAGGAGAGGGAATTAAAGATTATTCTGACTACAGAAGAGAAGGAGGAACTGCTAAAGAATTTGTTGAATTTGCAATACAGCTTTCGAAAGAAGCGCCGGGGAAGGAGAATGGAGAAGAAACGGAAAGCGAAATTGAAGAAGAGTATCATTCTTTTGCAAAAGTTTTCGACCCTACAAAAATAGAGAATCAAGGAATTTTTAATGTTTCTGACATAAGTAGTAACACTAAGCTTCTTAATAAACCTATCAAGGTTAAAGCTATCGTATCAGGGGTAATGCCGCGTTCATTTTCCATTCCTCATGTTTTCGAAATAGGAGGAAAACTATATCGTCTTTGCGTCTCACGTGAAATGTTGGAATTGATAGGAGCACCTGACAAAGACATTATTCGTGCAGTGCATGTTTGGCTCAATACCAAAGCTCATGTCAAATTTATAGAACATCTCACTATTACTGAAGTTGAGATTATTCCTATGGTTCAGCCGGGAATTGAGATCATATACAAGAATCAAAAATGTTATTTTATTGGGCAGCATATCGAATGCAACAAGCCTTATCTAATGACTGTGATTCCAACTTCTGAAATGAGCAGTCAGGAATCAGTTGGAATGATTACCGAAATTGAACCTGTTTCCAATATTTTGGATTCTTACAAATTTGACGATGAAAGTTATCGAAAGTTATCTTCTGAATTTCAAATCGACGACAAAACTAAAGTTATTGACGGATTGCGTTTATTGGCTCACTCTATCTCTACGCATTATAGCGGCATTCATAACCGTGATGATGTTCATATTGCTGCTTTACTTAGTTGGATTGCACCCCTTCGCTTTGAATTTCCTTTTGAGGGAATGCAGCGTGGATGGCTCAATACCTTAATTTTAGGTGATACTGAAACAGGAAAATCAAAAGTATGCCAAAAACTAACGGACCTTTTCCATTGCGGCGTGTTTATCAGTTCGGAATCATGCAGTTACGTTGGACTTGTCGGAGGTGCTGTAAAGAGTTCAAGTGGGATGTTCCTCTTGAGATGGGGAAAGATACCATTATACAATCGGCAGCTTGTAGTCATGGAGGAATTATCTGGATTGACTACAGAGGAAATATCTTGGATGTCAGATATTCGTTCGTCGGGAATTGCGCGATACGACAAAGCTGGTTTGACGGGAGCGACCGCTGCACAAACCAGATTGATCTGCCTCTCAAACGTGCGTGGCAAAGGCCGTAGTTTGTCAGATTACAATACAGGCGTTCAAGCGGCACAAGACCTAGTTGGGCACAACGAAGACCTTGCAAGATTCGATCTACTTCTTACAGTAACCGATGATGAAGTAGATGGAAAAGTAATTAATAGTGATCGTTCTACAGAAGAAAGAAAGCTTTTTTCTTCTGTAGAGTTGGAAGCGTTTAAGGAACTTGTAATGTTTGCATGGTCTTTAAAACCTGAACAAATTGATTTTACGTTAGACGCTTATCGTGCTTGTTTAACTTACACGCTTAAAATGTGTAGCGTGTATCATCCGAGTTTACCAATTTTTAAATCAGGTTCAGGACGATTAAAGCTTGCACGTGTTGCTTTAGCAATTGCTTGTATTCAATTTGCATGGGATAATGATAAGAAGAGATTAGTTGTAACTGAAAAACATGTAGAAGGGGCGGCTGATCTTCTTAATCGATTTTACAAGAAACCTTCATTTGGTTATGCCCGATATTCTAAAGTGCAATATGACCTACAAAAAGTTACTAATGAATCAGAAGTCATTGCAAAGATTAAAGAAGTATTCAAAGATAAGATTAGTGATTTTCTATTGTATATCTCACATACAGTTGAGTTTACTAAACAGGAAATCAATGAATCAATGGGAGTTCATGTTATGTATGCAGAACGGATTATTTCCACTATGTTCCTCTCAAATCTCCTTAAAAAAGGAGAAGGATACAACAAATGGGCATTATCCACGGCGGGCAGGAAGTGGGTGGAACGCAAGCTCAGTGAATTACAGCATTAATTTTGTAATATGACAAAAACAGAACTTTGTGAGAAGTGTGGATTAGGTTTTCAATGTCACAAAAATCAAAACAATGTCAAAGGATGGGGGAATCCACAAGCGAAATTGGTTATTCTTTTAGATTGGCCGGGCGACCACTTTGCTGAAAAACTTTTAATTTGGATTCTTCAAAGACTTTCTTTGACAGAAAAAGACGTTTGGATTGATTATGTTTTCAAATGTCAGGTCACGCTACAGAAGCCAAAAAAAGCATGGCTTTTGGAATCTTACAAAACTTGTTGGAATCATATCATTCGACAAGAAGTTTTCAATGCAAGTTCAGTTGTCGTTGCGGGAAATTGGGGATGTGAATTTGTAGTTGAAGGAAAGATGAAAGATAAACATGGATCGAAGGATGAAAAACGAGAAGTATGGGTTTGCTATTCCTTCAAGTATCTTCTTATGAATCCTGCGGAATGTGTAGATAATTGGCGAGTGCTTTTTAAAGCTGCGGAAGAGGCAGGATTAAAACCTGAAATGAATTTGTCTGTGCCTGCTTTTGATTTTCCTGCCAAAAAACTTATCGGATGAATACCATCTATTACGATTTGGAGTCTGATTCAGAACATCCACAATATGCCAACATGTCCTTGTTCGGCGCTTTAGAATGTGATGAACAAGGTAACGAAGTTGATTTGCGAGTTTGGGAAGCACCTTTTACAGAAGAAAAAATTGCAGAAATATCTTCTTTTCTCTGTAGAGACGACGTTATACGTGTTGGATTTAACAATCTAAACTACGACGACTTACTTTCAGCTAACTATGGAATAAATATTCCAGAAGAAAATACACATGATGCAATGCTGGCAATTAAAACTTGTCATCCAGGTTTGCCTGCACATGGTTGTAAATTTCTTAATTGGTTTTTGCTTGGTGATCCACATTGGCCTGAATTCGAATTGAAGCAGTCAGGGCATCGTTTTGGAAATTTAGTAGATGACAAATTGCGAGCATATCATCGTTGGGATTTATACCAGCATAAAAATCTTTGGGAATATATCTATCCAATAGTAACAAAGGATGAACATTGGGAAGCTTACTGCATTGATATGGCAATGAAATTTCCTCTACAAGAGATGACATATGATGGAGGAACTCTTGTAGATGTTGAAAAATGCAAAACTACGCTTGCTGATCTTGAACTTAGAAAAGAAGTAATTCAACGTGAGGTTCAAGAACTTTCAGGAGGCAAGATTAAAAATGCCAATTCAAACCGACAAGTTGGTAAATACCTTGCTCAAATCGAAGATTACGTTTTTGATCTTACTGCAACAGGAGAATTTCAGGTCAAGAAAAAAGACCTTGTAGACATAGTGGGGATGACAGAGGAGAATATGCGAGGATGGAATCCCGGTAATCCTTTACCTGACGGAATATCTGAAATTGCACTTCTCGCTTGGCAAATGCGAGATAATGAAACCATAAGAAAATATGTCCATAACTACTTGGAAGCCGCATTGGGAACTAGTCTCGGTGGATGGATTCCCAATTCTTATTCAATATCACGTGCCGCAACACGCCGCACCTTGTCCAAATCATTTTACAAGATCAACTTTCAAAATTCAACTGAGTCCATTGACGAATTTATGTTGGTTCCACCCGGATGTATCGGGTGGTGGATTGACTCTACACAAGTAGAGAATGTTGTTCATATTTACGAAAGTAATGATGTAGCAAGACGACGCGCCTATGAAGCAGATGAGGAATGGAATGAATATGTTTGGCTTTGTAACCGAATTTTGGGAGGTGACAAATCTAAAAAAGAATTGGAAGCTATCAAATCCAAGCGCATTCCGCATTGGTCAGTCTATAAAGAATTCAAAACGGCCAAACTGTCGTTAAATTTTGGTCAAGGTGCAAGAGCATTTTCAGATAAATTAGGACTGGAATTACAGAAAGGAAAAGAAATTTTCTCTGACATACATGTTGCTTGCCCGGCGATTCGACAACTCCAAGATAAGGTAGAAAGGAATCTTAATGCTTATGGCTATGTGCAAGACACTTTTGGTCATATCTATCAGGGTTTGGAAGCTTATAAAGTAGTCGCTTATTTAGTGCAGGGATGTGGCACAGGATCACTTCCTAAAGCACAGATTCGTGCTAATTATGAAACATTACATAAATGGTCTGATCAGTTGGGTCAAAATGTAGGGTATCTTTGCAAAACAACTCATGATGAAAGTTCAGGCTTTTTGCGATTAGATATTGGGCATGATAATATTGAAGCAATTCTTTGTGAGTTAATGGAGAACATGACTTCTAAATTCTCGCCTAAATTTGACGACATTCCTTTACGTGCAAAACTTTATTTGTCAGTTACAAATGCGGCTGATAAAAAGAAATACGAAACTAAAAACTATAAACAATCAATCACATATCCCGATGCTTATTCTTGCCGTTGATCCTTCTGTCAAAAATGTAGGTTTTGCACTTACTTGTGGAAATGGAAAAATTGTCACCTGTTTACATCATCCTCTAGAAATACCCCGTAATAACCCCCTAAGACTTCAATCAATTGCAGGTGATATATTAAATCGTCTTCATCTGCTACTGGCAATTTATCAATACAAAAAAATCACGCACCTTGTAATCGAATATCCGCAATTCGAAAACTCAGTGCGTGGTGAGGTAGCGGCGCGCCAAGGTTATACCTTAGACCTTGCTTATGTGTGTGGAGAGATCGTTAGGTATTGTGCTTTACATACTTCGAATGTTAGATTACCAACTCCGCTACAATGGAAAGGGAATCGCCCCAAAAAAGCTACTGAACTTGAAGTTCAAAAGAAATTTGGAATGTTACAAATTTCGGAACATGAATATGACGCTTGTGGTTTATTGCTTTGGGGTTTAGAGGAGATGAAGCTTTTTTGATAATGCTTCTAAAATCTCAAGAGGATGTGTAAAAGCATGCTTTGCTTTTGTAGGCGCTTTGCCTAATGACTCTTTAATCGCAGCCCAAAAATCTTCTTGTCGTCTTAGCTCAAGTTTTTCACGAATTCCATCTGCACCTTGCCTGATTGCTAGTTCAGTTAGTTCAGGCGTAAGAACTCCCGAAATGATTATTACGATCAAATCGGGATTTCTTTTTTTCATCTCTTTGATCTGAGTTACAGTATAATTCGCATCTTCTTCAATATTTAGATTCAAATCCAACAACACCATATCAGGAGGTGGAATCTTGTCTAATTCGTGAAATGCGTTTGTAAGATTTGTTACATGAATGGAGTTAATCTCCAATCTATCCAGATTTCCACGCCACATACGGGCAATTTCTGGACGGTCTTCCACTATTAAAGCCAGTGGGTTGCTCATTTTTTGGTTAATGACTGATCAATTTCAGCAAGAATACCTTTGGCTTCTTCTTTCAAAGGACTTGCTACTAACGGCGAAGCAGCCAATCTTAAAAGGTCAACACGTTGTCCTCTTGCAATTGCCTCTTCAATAGCTTTCATTTTTGCTTCATTACGAATCATAAACCACGCCAATACAATTCCTAATGCGCCTTGAGATAAGAAATATTTCCAAACTTCGTCCATTAATGATAGGGGATAACTTGATTAAATACTCCTGAAAATTGTTGTGCTATGTCTAATTCAGTAGAAGTTTTTACCCATGTAGGTTCAAAAGATTGATTGTCCATTACATAGGTGCGCCCTTGATCATCAAAAATAACAATCGCATGATCACCATTTTTATTGTCTGTAGTATGTTGCCAATGATAACATACTACTTTTGATTTGATCCTCGCTTGTTCAAATTTGTTATGTAATGCGTAAGCAAAAGGCAAACATAAATTGTTTTGTCCTTTTCCTATAGTAGAAGATTTTGCAATCTTTCTTGCTATAGTATCTCCAATTCGAATTTCTGTGCAGGAAATTTGTAATCCTACAAAAAGAAGAAGTAAAAAATATTTCATTAAAAACGAAGTAATCCTACATAAACCGTTGCAGGTAAATTGTAGGTATTAACGTTGTCTGCATTTCCGAAATTAACCGTGACATTTCCAGAGTTCGCAACAGCATAAAATGATACCTGCGCATTCATTTCCGAAGTTACGCGAACAACCGGATAATCAGCTGACGTAGCCCCCGTTATGCTTATAGTAACGGATGTAGTTCCTCCAGGACTAAGGGTTCCTCCTAGGCTAGCATTCCCCGAACCTACGACACGTGAAAGTTCATAAGTAGAACCAGAAGGATCAATAATCCAAGGGGCATTACTTAAATCCGAGTAAAAACGAAATCCACCGCTTGGTGTAGAGGGAATACTAGCTGAGTCAACTTGAAGAAAGTTCTGAACCTCCATGTCAACAGCGGCACTTCCTCCTGTTGAAATAGTGATTTTTCCACATCGAAGATTTTGCCATCCTCCTAAATAAAGAATGTCTAACCCACCTCCACGATCTTGTAGATAAGTTCCATCTGAACCATCGAAAGTGCATTTTACTGTTTTGATATTTGGAATTGCATTAGTGCCTCCAAAAAAATCAGTAACAGACATTTGATAAGAAGCACCCGATTGAACAACGTAAATTGTTCCACCTGCACTAATATCTGTTGCAATTGTCAATTGAGAAAGTTTTTCGTCAGCCATAACTATTCAAGAAGAAGTTTGTCTCCTGTTTCAAGAAGAAGATGATCTCCCGTTTCTACCCGTTTCTACAAGAAGAGAAGGAGCAGATGGAGGAGGAGTTCCACCTGTTGGTGGGACTTGTAAAAGAAAAAGCATATTAAGCAAAAGGATTGGTTACAGGAGTTGGAAGATAGATCACATCACAAGTTCCTGAAGTAAGAGTTAGCGATGCTACATATTCCAACCAATGCCCAGCAGGGAGAGTAAAGCTATCGACTGCGGCTCCTGAAGCTGGATTTGGAGGATTTACCCGAACTACACTTGCTAATGCGCAATCGGTAAAAGCACGAATAAGTAGGATATTTTTGATCACTGTCGAAGAACCATCAATGGTTTCAGCACAGCCAAGTGGCACAATGTTTTTATTTCCGTCACTCATATTTTTGTAAGGTTACAAATTATTGTTGTGGGTTTATTCTTTGGTTGAGTTGATTCACGATTTTATGGACTGCAAAAACGTAACGATCTGTTGCTCTTTTTTTGGCTTCTTCTGAAATCCCATTTTGTAAAAGAACATCACGAAGATATGCTCTTTCATTTGCAATATCGGATTGCGCACCTTTAACTGAATTTGATACAGCAATATCAGGTTGCAATTGCGATTCATCAAGCCCAATCGTATTACGAAGCAAAGCGCCTTTGATAGTAGAGGTGCGACCAGTCTTCATATTGACTTGATTAAGCGATCCTCCTAATTCTTCGGGTGCAAGTTTATCCCAATCTCCTCCAATTCCCGGTGTTAAAGGAGGTGCAATTTGAGACAACACATTTTTAGTTCTATCCCATCCGTCACGAAAATCACGTTGTGTATGTAAATCCTTGCCTGTAACTTGTGATGCAATAAGATTCAAAGCAGGTGAATTATCAATACCTGCAATCGGATTGTTAGCTAGCGCCGCTCTATAATCGCCAGCCGCCAACGAACGCCCCAATCCAAGATAATCTCCAAATGGCATAAGAGGAGTGATGTCGTAGTAATTAAACGATCCATCTTTATTTCTCGACATTGGAAGTTTAAAACGTGGCCTTGAATAGTCTTGCGTGGCGTTATTCCCACGTAGCCAATCAGCTTTGTCTTTTGGCGAAAGATTGTTAATTGCTTGTTGTTGTGCAAGAAAAGGGAATACAGAAAGAGCAGCAAGAGAAGCACCTGAAACCAAATCACCTTTTGCTGCATCTACTGCCATGTTTTTTGTAATCCTTACAATTTCATGTGAATAGCTAAGAAAAGTAGAAACAAGAGGAATTTGTCTCCCCATTTTAACCCAATTGGGAACATTACCATAATCCATTGTTCTACGTGACATGAATTCTCTTGCTGCATCTGTCACTTCCTGACTCAAGTGCATTTGATCTAATGGGACTCCCAACTCTTTTGCTGACCTTTTTGCCGCGGCAATGAATACCGCAGTGCGAACAAAATCATCAGGTTTAGAATAAACACCATGCACAAATCCACGTGCCTTTTGAAATAAATCCCAAATCTTATTGTCTGTAGTGCCATCAAGTAATTGGCGAAAACCTTGATCTAATTCTCCTTTAACTGGATTTGCTGACAAGGCTCCGTTACGAGTTGCCCATCTTCCAATATCTGTTGTGTTATCTTTGAATACAATATTGAAAGCAGTTGAAAGAGCATCAGCATCATGCGCTGCCTTACCCATTACAAGGAACATAGGAATCTGTGCAAAATTGCGAGCTTGCGTAACAGGATTCCAAACAAGATGAGTTTCTTTGTAAATACGATTAAAGTTAGAAAGTCCTTTTCCCATTTGATCTTGTAACATTCCAAAAGGTTGCATAGCATCATCAAGTTGTGCATGCACATGTCTTGAAACAAAAGAACCTTGCATCAACGCCATCGAAGGATTGTCATTTCCAATTGGAATGTAAGCTTTTAATTCATTCAACTGATTTGTCAGAGTGCGTTGCATTCTTGGATCAGAAGCCAAAGCTAACTTTCCTTTTAAATCATTAATTGCCTTGTTATATTGCACTTCACTTTCAAATCGTCCTGGTAATCCACTTTCTTCTATTGCACGTGTAAGATCAAGCAACTGATGTGAAGCTTGTGCAGCAGGCAAAAGTTTATTAAAAGTATCTTGAATAATTTGAGTTGGGTTTGTATGAGTGCCTAGCAATGCTTGTCTTACTGCATCAATCTCTTTCCTTCCAGTAAAGATATTTCCATTAATATTGGCATCGTCTGTAGCAAATAAACCTGCTTTTCGTCCTGCGCCAATAGATTTTAATTCCTTTATTTGTTGCGTAACTACAGCACGCAAAGATTCAGGAGTAAATAAATTGTTAAAAGTATCCGCAGCATTTGGAGATACATGATAAATCTGCGTTCCGTAGGTGATAGGTATTGGACCCTTTTCTACAGAAGAAAGAAAATCATTAATTTTGGTATGTGCCAAAACATCCATTGTTTTTTGTATTGTGGCATCATCCGGGTAAAACTTAGGATCAGTTAGAATGGAATGGGCGCGCGTCGCATATTGCCCCATCGTTCCTACTAACTTTCCAGCTTGTTTAGGCCCAGCAGCAGCATGAATTACTTGCATTAATGAGTCAAGATTACCACGAGTAGTAATTGCGTATTGCGCAAATTTCTTATCTTCTGGTGTGGTTGCCAATCTCATTAGTGCATCCTGTTCACCTTTTAGCAGTTGATTTTTTACAGAATTTGTAACATGCCAAATTGTGACTCCATCTCCTTTGGTATTAGTTGAAAGTTGATCATCAAGCTGCATCCATTTTTCAGGATAATTCGCTTTTTGAGCAGCAGTCAATTTATTCCATGCACTTCCCTCGCCCGAAATCATCCCTCCTGAATTCAAAAGATTTTGAACTTCAACTGGATCATTTAATTGCCCGCGAATATAACGTGTAGTTGCTTCTGCAAAAGAATCAGAAGGTTTAACTTTACCATTCTCAGCAAGAGCTTTGATTTGTTGATTTAAAATATCATCAACAAATCCTTGCGCTTTAAGCTTGTAATCTTTGAAAGTCTCCGCCATTTTCCGCCATCCTAGCACATCTTCTAATCCTTTCATTGCGCCAGCCCACATTCCTGCATGATTACCAACTGCCATTCCAGCAGGAGTAGTAATAGTATCTTGTGAAAAATTTTTTACACGTTCTGCGATAGTGGCATCAGGAACTTTTACATTTGGCGCTTTAACTTCTTCTCCTACAATTCCTTTTAAATCACGAAAAGCTTTTGAACCTACAGTTCCCAATCCAAGCACAATCAATCCTGCTGCAATTGTTGCACCCATATCACCTTTTGTTCTTTGATATGTTACAACTCCGGTTAACCCTGCTGCACTCATTATCGCAAGTGTTCGTAGTGTTTTTGGATCAGCAAATCCCGCTTGCGCTTTGTTTGCTGCTTTCATACTCAAGGCTTCTGCATTCTCAGGATCATTTTCTTGTAAAAATTCACGAAGTTTTCGAGCAGCAATTCGAATTTTTAAAGAATCATTACCTTGTTTTGCTTGATCCAGATTTGCTTGCAATTGCGCTTTTGTATCTGCAATTTGCTTTGCTTTTGCTATTTGATCAGCATCTTCTGATTTTTCTACATTTAAATGCTCTTGAACATTTTTAGGTGCAGGAGGATTAGGCTGTTCAACTAAATCTTGGCTATGCAAATTTCCATTTTGCTTTGTTGTTTGTCCTGCTTCCTTCGCAACTTCTAAAGCTTCTGCTCTATTCGTAGTAACACGAATATTGCCAGATTTGTCACGTAACAAAAATCCTGATTTATCAGCAGCAAGTGTTTCAGCAAGGTTAGGACCATCCATTTGCTGATTCATAATAGATGGATAATCAAATTGTCCCGCTGGCCCACGGTGAGTTGTATTCCAATCGGTTCCTGCTAGATGAGTTTCCCCATCAGTAATTACAGTTGAAATAATATGTGGGCCATCCATTAATGGTTGAATGTTCATGGTTGTTCCATCAGGCATCAAGACAGTTGGAAGCTCTTGTGCCTTTGGTTGCGCCATTTTCATCAACAATGCAGGGTCTTCTGTTGAAGGTGTTCGCACTCCTGCTGCACGATTTTTTATTGAAGCTTGAGACCAATCTCCTGAAGATAATTGAGAAATATCACCTGCTTCATGCATTGCGGCAATGATTCCTGTTCCTTTTTGATAAGGAATTTTTGCTTCATCTAAAACATCAGAAATCTTTACATTTGGAGTCCCTGAATCTTCAGCAAGAGAATTATATGCATCTATGATCGCTTGTTTTTCTTCTGTAGAACCTTCAATTTTAGTTGTATTTTCTTTTGAATTGAACACATCATAAGCCATTTGTTTCATTGAATTAGGCGGCGCTTCTACAGAAGAAGAAGGCTTTAAAGATTCTGGCTGATTGGCATCAGATAATGAAGGAGCAGATTGTTGAGTGGGCGTTGATTCAATTACTTTTGGCTCGCCGGGATTTGTCGAAAGATGATTTTCGATTTTGTCAGATGACAAATTCAGACCAGATGGAGTTTCATCTTGTGGATGTATAATTTCGGATTGTAATTCAGGAGATTCAAGCTTTAATCCCGAAAAAATATCATGAGGTTGTAAATCCTCTGTAGTATAAGGTTGACTATCCGAAATTGATTTTGAAAAACGATTAGATTCCAAATCTAATCCAGAAGGAGTTACTACTGTATTTGTTAAAGGAGACTGTAATGGACCTTGATCTTGAGACAATTTTAAATCTGTTACTGAATCAATAGGTGCAGGAGAATTCTGCAATTCATGCAGATTATTAATTGCTTGTCGTTCAGAAGTCATAATATTTAATCCTGAATTCTCTACAGAAGAAAAAACATCATGAGCTTGAAGATCAGCAGGACTATACGTTTCTGTGCCAGCATCTCCGAGATTAGATAATGGATTTGGCTTTTCACCAAGTGCCATTAAAGCTTCATCATACAAGCCCGGCGTATACGTAGGAGTTGTCACATCCAAGTGAGCACCCGGCAACATGTTCATTGCGAAATTCAATCCTGCTCCAAGATAGTTGCCAGATTTGTAACCTTCCAAAGCTGAGACTCCTGCTAGTGGAAGGATACGTGCAGCACGTGGCAGACTCGATTGTAGCACACCTGATACTAATCCAAGTCCTCCTTGATCGGCAGCGAGATCAGGAGACTCTTTAATTGAAGAAATAAAATTCGCTCCACCTTGTGCAAGTCCTTCTGTTAATGCGGCACCTGCACCTAATCCTTTTGCAATTTTACCTACTCCAACATAAGGAACCATCCATGCAGCCATTTCAGGTGCAACTGTATTTAATGCAATATCGGTAATCCCTTTGGATGGCCCTACATCAAAAGTAGGAAGCAAATGTTTTGCATAGTCGATTTCTTGTTGCCCTTGTTCGGGATTTTCATTTACAAGCGCATCTAAACTTGCCGCACTTGTAGCTAAAGCATTACCCACATTAGGCAAAATATTTGCAACTTGCTTTAACCTTTTAAATGGAACTTCCGCGGAATCAGGTTGAGTTTCAATCGGCGCTGTTGCATTGCCTACTGGTGATAAATCACCATAAAGAGACTGTAACTCACTATCGGAAAAAGGCATATTAAGGTTCTTGGAATTGAGCTAAATCACTTGCAATTTTAGCTGCATCATCGGGTGTGGCATCCACAAAAGTATTGGAAGGTTTCATTTCTGGAATTAAGGGAATTTGTGGCCCATTAACTCCAAAATAAGCATTATAGCCACGCTGCCCTGCATTAAACAATCTCAATAGAGCGTTAGGAAATGCAGCAGCCGTATTTGCAACAGTAGGGACTACTGCATTTAAATTGTCAGGATTGGTAACTGCATTTTCAATAGTAGTCATCGCAGTGTTACTTGCATTACGTAAACCACGTCCAATCTTAGATGCAAGGTCTTGTGGTTCTGAATTATCAACAGGGTTAGCTGCTGCCACTACAGAAGTAGAAGAATTAGGTTTTAATTGAAGCGGGTTTTGATATTCGTAGTTTGTTCCGAGTTGCATCGTTCCTTGATAATTGTAAGGTGACAAACTCATTGTTGATGTTGAATCAGTTGGAGTGGCTGAAGATGGATTTGTAATTTGAACTCCATTTAATGCAGTCTCAAGTGAAGAAGTAGATGGACTTGAACTTGCCAATCCTGCTCTTCTATCCAAAATGGCTTGCATTTGATCAGTAGACATTGGAGGTGTAGCGGCAGCACCAAGTGTCCCCGAAGGATTCATATTAACAGGAATTTGTTGTCCTGTAGCTGCACGTGCATCAAGAATATCTTGAAATTGTGCAGTAGTTAATGGTTTTGGAACAGTGGGAGCAGTATTTGGATTTTGGTTATACGCATCAGGAACTGAACCATCTTTTATTGCACTATCTAAAGCCATTTGCTGCATTGGCGTAAATGGCACTTTTATCTTACGTGTTCCTGCGGGAAGCGTCGGATCATCTTCCCATGTGAAAGGAGTTACTTTTCCTGTTTTTGGATCAGTATCAAATTGCACTTTGCCACTTGCGATTCCATCTGTTACTTGCCCTTTGAATTTTTGCAAAGCCGCATCATGAGCATCTGTTTGCTTTTGAATTGCAGCTTGACCTTGTTCTGGATCAAGAAATTGCGCTCCACCTGCCTTAATAATTCCAGCTTGCACGGAGGGAGGTTGACTAGCCCACCTCTGCATAAGAACTTGCATCGGAGGTGCATTTTTTGGATCATATCCAAATACTTTTGACAATGCAACTCTGACTGCTTCATGTTGCGCATTTGCATCATCAGTATTTTGTGATGTTACAATTTTTCCTTGTTGAATTTGCGCAGCTTGATCAGCGGCAAATGTATTCCAATCTTGTTGTCTTTGTAGTGAAGCTGCATTATCTTCTTCACTTGGAGATGAATTAATTTGTGCAGCAGTCATTCCTATTGTGCTACGAGGCACAACTGTTGCATTTCCATCTATTTGAGCAGCAGTTAATCCATTGTTAGGAGAACCTCCTAACACGGGACTGCCATATTGGATTGGTCTACGACGTGCCATAATTAAGCAATTTTAGCAAGTTGATTTGAAGCTTCTGATCGACCAGCAAGATAATTTTGGTAAGCTTGATAATCGTTTTGACCTGAAGTAACAACTCCATTGTTATTTGTAACCCATGAACCTGTAGGCGCTTTAGTATTAGCAAGTATTGCTTGAGCAGCCGAAATTTGTTGATTAGTTGCAGTTTGTGCAGCTTGTGATTGTTGGGCTTGTGTAGAAAGTGCAGCAGAAAGATTGGCTTCCCGAGCTTGTTCTGCTTGAGCATTTGCAGCTTCTTGTGCTTGTAAAGCGGCATTTGTATTTGCAGTGCTTGCAGTAAGCGCCAATCCTGTTTGGTCGTTTGCATATGACAAACCAAATTGAGCTTTACCTGAATTGTAAGCTGCCAAACTATTAGTATAATTCTGTTGCAAGGTTGCGAGGTTATCTGCGATACTAGCAGCAGTTGTCAATGCGGTTTGTTTTGCAGAATCCGAATATTGACCTTCGGCTTGAGCAGCGGTTGTATCCGCTTGCATGTAAGGTAATAACGCTTGAGCACGCAACATCGCTGCTCCTGAACCTTGAGAAGCACCCGGAATTTGTGATTCTTGAAACTTAGTTGCCGCGGTATTTGCAGCTTGAGTTCCTGTTGTAAGCGCAGCAGAACGAGCGGCATCAGTAGCTTTTAACGTGCCTGATACATCATAAGCAGTAGGAATGTTATTGTAAACATCCTGTAATTGTCCAATTGCTTTTTGAACTCCTGAATCTTGAAAAGGTGCATAATCCGCAGTTCCTTTTGAATAAGCGGTATCAAAAGCTTGAGTAGTTGCTGTTGGAGTCATTCCAAAAAGGTTTGGACTCGCAGCAGTAGCATTTACAGGAGTGGTTTTTGGGCTAACCGAATTCACTCGACTAATTGTATCGAGTGCATCATTTAGGCTGTTAGTCCAATCGCCTGTGTAAGAAATAGCCATAATTTTGTGAGGTTACAAATTTATACAAGATTTTCACCGTCCCAGACTTTAATAGTAGAAGTTCCTGAACTCCAATCAATAACAGGTTGACCTACTGCAATACCAGTAGGTAAAGATTGATTTGGACCTACTACAATTGGAGGCATTGCAGTATTTAACTGATCAACTAATCGAATCAACTCTTGCATTGCAACTGCTCCTGTTTGATCATCAGGAAGAGCAGAAGGATTCAAATTAAGAACAAAACGGTTATTCATGTTAGAGTGAAGTTATAAACACGAGTTGCTTCATATGATCTTTCTACTAAAGCAATTCCAAATGTTTTTCCTTTCTTTGTAGGGAAATTAATTTTGTTAAACCAAGCATCAAGATCACTATCATTATTTAACGTAAGAGATTGTGAAGCTTGTTGTGCATGTTCTGGAAAAAATTCAACAGTAGGAAGTTGCGCATCTGTGATAGTAGCCCAATATTCACGAGGTGCTTTGTCTACAGATGGTTCCCCACCATCAAAGTATTTTAACATACGAAGCTCAATAAGTCCAATAAAAAATAACCATTGACCCGTAATTAATCCAGTATCTACAGAAGTAGAAGGAATCGGATTTAATACCTGTTCAAAAATTAATGTATCGCTTGTCGCTCCGGTAATTTTGACAACTTGTGTATCTAATCCTGCGGAATTTGTAATCAAACAAAAATTGCCAATCAATCCAGAATCAAGTGGATTGAAATCATCTTGGCCTTCTGAACGTGTTATCGAATTTGAAGTAGCACTATTGATAAAACCACTGACTAATGAATCAATAGGTAGCCAATTTCCATAAGTGGTCGTATCAAAAGCTTTTCCTACAAAACCATTTTCAGTTCCAACTATAATGCTTCTTAATGAAGTATTAGGGTCTTCAACAGGTGCAGAACATAAAATGCCATAGTCATAAAGAATTCCCCAATATCCAGTAGGTGCATGTTGATAAATACAGAGATCAAACATTGCAACCGGATTAGATTGATCGGCAGCCGCAGATGAAAGCCAAATCAAATTACATTCTGTAACTGGATCATACAATCCATGACACAAAAGTTGCAATGATCTATTCTTTGTGAGGCTACGCAATAGGATAGAAATCGGGCCAGAAATAGGGGTTTGGGTATATCCATCGCACATTAATACAGCAAGATTTTTATAATCAAATCCCCATAATACTTGTCTTCCTTGGAAAACCGCAGGAAATTGAGAAAAATGGCTAGTAATGGAATATAGATTAGAAACTTGTCTTTGAGTCTGTGCAAATGCGTCAGTATCCGATGTTTGTAAAGAATAGGTTACACACAAAGCTGGATATTCCATATCTAGCTTTAAAAGCTGTTGAGCAGGAACAATACTAATTGCAGTTCCAATTGAACCCCCTACTTTTAAAGCCCAAAGAGTGGGAACATAGGCACCTGCAATATTATATTCATAACCCCATTGAAATGGATTACGATGACCTGAACGGTAAAGCGTTGCAGATTGTCCTATGATTACAATATTACCTGTTGCCGTAGTTGGAAGAGTTAGATTATTTCCTTCTTCATCTTGAACTTGTCCCGTAAATTGTCCAGTTTGCGAAAAGATGTATGTCCCTCTTCCATCTATTCCGCCTGACGTGATGTTAGAGAAAGTAATAAATTGTCCATTTCTTCCACCATAAAATTGATCTGTAGCTGGATTTTGTAAGGTTACAATTCCTCCTGTTGTCCATGAAGCTACTGCATTAAAAGGTTGATTTGCCCATCCCCAAAAATAAGAACCGTCCCAAACAACAAATCGAAATTGTGGCGCAACAAAATTAATGAATTGAAGAACATCATTACCTGTTGCGGTCAAAAGATTGTCAGTAAAAGTAGTAGTTCCCGTTCCTGCTACATTGGCAACTTTACCTATAAAATTTAAATTTCCAGCATCAGCAGCCAATTTTGCAAGTTCTTCGGTTGTCTGTAATCCTGTTCTGTATATATAAATAGAAGTAACAAGCGAGCTTGAAGAATACTTTACAGTCACAGTATTCTGTCGTGTTCCTGACCCTGCAATTTGATAAGGAGCACTTTCAGGAGAAGGATTGCTATATATTACTGCTGCTACTAATGGAAAAATATTTTCCATTACATAAACAAACATGTAAACAACCCAATCACCATTAGTTAAAGTTCCTGAACCTCCATCTGCTACAGTAGGAATAAAAGTAGGAGGTTGAATACCTGCTGGAATTTGTTCTCCATTTTGTGATAACAAATAAGGAGGTTCTTCCCCATTTGCAATCAACATAAGCCCAATTTCTTGAGCATATGCAGCAGAATTCTTTACTCGATTTTGTAATCCTGTAATTACAACAGACATATTAATTTATCCGTTTATACCGTAAAGACTGAAAATTGATCCTGTAATCCAATTTGATCCATATTGAGGGGTAATAACAATAGATGTGATAGCTGAAGTATTCAACCACGATCCAACTGTTGAAATTGCGAATTTTCCAGAAGAATTTCGATATGAAGTTGAAATGGATTGCCAACTCTTACGAAAAATTGTATCAGAATACCCCGGCAACATACAAGAAAATGATCCCGCAGTAGGACCTCCAGTTACTGAAGCAGACGTTCCTAAAGTTCCTAGAACTCGAGGAAGGTCAGTATTTGATCCAGAAGAAGATCCATAGTAGCCATATGCACTCATATAATTTCCAGATGTAGAATCTCCATTAAAAGATACAAGTGCATTTTCAAAATCTCCAGAGCCAATTGAATTACTTGCCCCATGACAAATAAGTTGAAGATGAGTATAAGTTCCAGGTATAGAAGAGAAAGTAATAGAAGATGTTGTGCTTGAAAGCTTTTGCCCTGAAATTAATACCATATCCCCACTTCCACCCCCACCTCCGGTCCCCCATTTTATACCTCCAGTTTGAGTGCTATCTGCGGTAAGCACTTGCCCATCTGACCCCACTCCAAGGCGTTGTAGAACAGAAGAATTGCGGATAATGAGGTCCCCTTTTGTAGTTGTAGGATCAGTTAATGCGGTTGCGAATTGAAGACCTGTTGCACCTCCATTTACTTGTAAAAATTTACCTGATTGTCCAGTATACGAATTTGGAACATCAGCTAATCCAGTAAAAACAGTGGTTCCCGGACTAATAATAATCCAAGAGGTATTATCCGCAGAACGCCTTTTTACTATTCCTGTAGAAATTTTTAACCAATAAAGGTTTGCGCCTACTGCACCTGGATCAGCTTCTTGTATAAAATTAAAAGCATCATGCAATTCATAGCCTGAAAGTTGTGAATGAGTGCTCATGAAATTTGAACAGTGATTGGAATATTGGAATTGTTATATACCAAATTTCCCTCATTATCATAGAGGTAATCTTGTGGTTGTGGTGAAATTTCAGTTATATCAAAGATTTCAATTCCAGTATATCTTTGAACAACTACCTTACGCCCGAATTGATAAATCGACATTGCACCCCCCGTATCTAATCCTACAGAAAGAAGAGATTTACCCGGAATTCTCCCAAATGCTCCATTAATTGGAACGCCGCCACTACAGAGAGAAAATACTCCAACCTTTTGTGCAGTCGGCGAATTGGCAGGTTCACTGCCAGCATAAAATTCAGCTTCTCCTTTTGTAGCTAACATTTTGTGAGGTTACAAATTATGAATTTTTGATTGCGCCAACACAATGCAATTTTATTAAATTGTTTAAGTAAGGCCAATAAAGATAAAAAGTATTTAGATTTGAATTATTGACTAAAGGAAATGAAGCTTGTGCTCCTGATGTTGATCCTGACAATCCTTGTAAAAAAGTAGTTAAAGTGGTTACATCATCACCTTCAGCGGGTAACGAGATTCCAGTTTGAGTTGCCCAATTCATATATAAAGTTTGATTAATTGGATTGTATATGAATCGAATGCCTAACATCGAAAAAGGAGTGCTAGTTACTCCTTGTGAAAGATCGGCTTGAAAAAGTGTTCCCCCATTTTGTTGAAAATTACCATTATAAATACAAGTAGGAGATAACCAACCTAGCGTATTGACTCCTGCATTTACTTGTGAGGGTCCACCCATTAATCCTGCTAATCCTACGAAATTTGGATTTCCTGCAACATCAATGGCAGAAGACAAACTTTGTGATATTCCAAAATTGAATAAGTTAGCTAGATTATCTTCTAACTGTCTCTCATTTACTAATGCAGAAGTTGAACCACTAGTTCCACATTCACAATGAATAATGCCAATGGACATATCATTCCATTGACCTGAAAAAAAATCTCTGAAATAATAAGCACGTGGAGGAAGAATTAATCCGGCATCTCCTGTGCCATTAAATTGATATAGTTGTCCCCAATCAGCAGCGGTTGGCATAGCAATTCCTATCGTTGGAATAGTTTCGATCATTGGACTTTATTATAACTTGCATCAGCATATACATCCCAAATTGCAGGAGTAGGCCAAGGAGGTCCGGGGCAATCGCCAACTAGCAATCCAAGTTGTTTATTACTCATTCTACCATAACTTACACCATGAAAAAATCCTTTTTGACCTACAAGAATAGCTAATACTGAAACTGTATCCAATACAGGAGAAGAAGGATTTAACCTGTAACGAATAATATCGTCAAAGGTTACAGTTGGAGTTCCTTGCCCTTGGCATGCATTATTAGCTTGGCCTTCTTGGTGTTGTAGCAAGATAGAAGGTGCATAATGATTAGGAGGATAAAGATAACCTGGACTCGTTGGATCAACAGGTGTTTCAGGAGTTGTTGGAGTAGAAACTGGAACAGGTTGGAGAGAAGGTGTATTTGAAATTCCACCCACTGGAACACTAGCAAAAATCTTAAAAGGATCAATTATCCCTTGGATAATTGTTTCACAAATTCCAACTGAATTAGGCCAAATGCCTGCTCCCCATAAATTAGAAATTAAGCCATCAGGAGAGTAGCCTGAGAAATCGTCAAACCAAATTGCATTGTTTGGAGGTAATGCTGGAATCGTAATTGTTGGAGGAGTAACAGGAGTTATTTGAATTGTTCCTCCAAAATCAGTAAGCATATAATTTCTGCCATACGTATTGTAAAATACATAAATGGCAGAAACAGGACCATTTTCTACTTCTTGTAAAGTCTTACCGGGAAATCGCTGATGCAATCCGATAAGTGCAGGATACCCACCACTAACCAACTGCAACTGTTTAAAGTCTTGTTGGTTAATGCCTGCAAAGGCAAGTGTAGTTTGTCCTTTACTTTCCAGCATATTCTGCGCGCGCAGCAATTAAAGCTTCATTTGCCATTCCTCGCATTACCTGCCCTTTTGCTGTATCCTTCATAAACCACATGCGAGCCATTACAAAAAGTTGGAGAACATTTTCCAATGCAGGAACAGGAATTACATCCGAATCATTCAGCAATTGTGGCCTTTTGTAATATGACAAATTAATTTGATCACCTGTATTAAAGGCTGTATATGGATAAACAAAAATTGTCTGTCCTTGAATCACATAGAAATTTGGATACCCTTGAAAATTTTGTAGAAAAGTAGAGTATATCCCTTTCACTAATTGTTTAGCATTTGTCCATTGTGGATTTATATCAGGATTTGGAAGATACATCATATTTTCCAAAAGCTGATAATCAGAGGGTAACGAAAAAGAAGAAGTCTGATCTACAGAAGCAGTAAAAATATAGCTAGTGATTAAGTCACTGTATTTATGTTTTCCTGTAAGCTTTGTAAGTTCTTGATTGATTAGCCAATCAATTAAATTCTGATATTCACGAATACCTTGAATCATCGCTTCCGCGCGAATCAAATCTCGAAGTTCAGCTAAAACCATTTGTTACTCCTTTTCTTCTGGAAGGTCTTTCGTATAACCTTGTGCAGCTTGTTGAATATCACCAGTAAGCATTTGAGCAACTGCCATGTCATCATCATGAAACATACGCACACGGCGAATACTAGCTGCAATAATAAAAGGTTCGAGGCGAGGGATTGGATTTTCTTGAGTGAGTATTTCTTCTGTAACAATAGGAGGAATTTTGTAATATACCAAATTTATAAAATCTCCTGTTACAATTGAAGATGAAGGATTAACAAAAATCTGATTATTTTCAATAATTTCAAAGGATTTAGGATGCCCATACATTCCAATAGGAGCAGGTTGTGCTGCTCCGTCTTGATCAACTAATCCCCAAACACGTCCTGTATCCGCATCATTGAAAAGAATTTCATGCCATAGATAAAAATCTTGTGGCAGATTAAAAAGTGAATTCCCTGTTGTTAATGGAATCTTTTCTGCTTTTCTTAATTCCCACGGACGATTATTTTGAACAGCTTCTTTAAACTGTTGATTTATAATTCCAAAAACTATTTCATCAAGGGTATCATCTTGTTTGATACGTGCCTCTCCCTTGATTTGATCTAACATTTCTTGAAAAAGCATATGAAAAAAGTAAGAAGGGGCGGAAACCGCGCGTCTACGGTTCCGCCCCTTCTATCAGACACTCCCCCTATGAAGTTGTTTAGGCATCCATGTAAATGTTCATCTGACCAGCAGTAGATGCAATATCTCCGCCTGTCAGCGTGGCATTCGCAAATGAACCATTGCTTAAGGTTTCAGTAGTTGCAACTGAATTTGCTCCGGTTCCTGCATTAATAGCAGTCAATGTGACAACACCCGCCAAGGAAGTTGCAGTTACACTCGCATTTGCAACTGTTCCTGTTCCATATGTTGTGCCTGAACCTGCTCCCGCATTAATAGCAGAAGCAAGATTTGCTGCCATCGCGGTAATATCCGCGCCAATTAATACGTTGTTTGCTGTATTTGTCAGCACAGTGTTGAACGTATATGTCTGTCCCCCAATTGTGACAGTTTGAGTATTCGCGCTTGTGGTTGAAGTAATCGTCAATACTCCTGTTGCTTTTACAGCATTAGAAGTAAATGAAGCGGTAATTGTGGTTCCCGCTGTAATTTCAAACTTCTTTTCTGTAGCGAAACCTACTGAACCGGGAGTAGAATCTCCTGCGGCAAAATAGGCACTCGGGTTTCCAGTATTTCCAATCAACAGCGCGTTGCTGCCATTGGTTGTTGCAGTATTCGTATTAACGCAAATGCGGAGCAAAACTGGCCCATTTCGGCCAGTCCCCGGATCAGCGACAAGTTGAATCGACTGCGACTGACCAACAAGAAGTTGCCATTGTTTCTGGACCCTGATGACGGGCAAAACGTCATTTGGGTTTACCAGATTAAATGGTCCTTTTGCGTGTCCGCGGCTCATGTTTTTGTAAGCTTACAAACTTTGGTTAAGCTGGACCAACCGCACCAATCCCACGCGCGGTTTCGTATCCAGCAGTGAACCGCATGCGCATCGCACTGTAATAAACATGAGGATTATCCCCATATACTTGCAACGGCGTGATTTCTGGCGCAACACGGTCAATCAAGGTCAACCCATACTGCGGCGCGCTCACATCCCAACCCACATACCAGAAGTTAGGATTAGTCAAATACCGAAGTGGAACGCACTTGATATTAAACATTTTTGCCGCATTATTGCGATTATCCGTCGTGTCCGGATTCATCTGCGAATTGACGACAGACCATGCTGCCTCTACATAAGCAGAATTAATCCACGGAACAAACAAATTAACCGATCCTGTGTAAGAAATCGGCATATTGTTGGTATCCGTCAACAACATCAGCAATTGAGTGATGGCATTGAAAACCGATTCAGTCGTGATTGGAACTGCGGACGGAATGATATTCGTCCAATTTCCCGAACCATTTTCACGTGGATGTGCAACGGAAAACAGAGGTTGCCCGTCAATTGAATATGGCATTGTTGAAGTGCCACTATTCAAAATGTCAGCAGCAACCATATCCTTGATTACCACTGCACCTCGAATCATTGACTTTGGACGATCAGCAAGAAGCTTCCAAAGTTCATCTTCAATCGACTGTTTGTCGATTACATATCCCAGCCGATACTGGACAGGGATGAACATCGAAGGGAAACCCTTTGGAGGCATCGCAATTGGGAGAGGTTCAGTATCCCGATTACGGAAAGGAAGTCCCAATCCACCGATATAATTTCGCTTCTCAAACGGACGAGAAGAGGATTCTTCTCGCATGTAGTTCGGGAATTCCTTTGGGAGCAGCGTATACATCTCATCCTTGAACAAGGAAAAGTTGTAATCGAAGTGCTCCGCGATTTCTTCCATGATAATCATAGATTTGTAAGATGCTAAATGTTAACCGATTTTCTGTTGTGCTGCGGCTACCACTTCCACGATAACCACTGGATTATACGTGGCAGAAGTTTGCGCGGTTCCTCCCCACTGTGATGGGATGTCCACTACAGTAAAGAAAAGATTGGAAGTATCGGAAACATTCAAGGCATGATTTCCATTTCCGAGTTTGATAATCCCATAACTACTACCTTTAGTGATAGCAGAGAGTTGTGGCGCACTGTTTGCCTGCCCCACATGACCAGAAGAATCTGTCACTGAAACAGTAAAACGCTGACCGGGTAGCGCATAAGGAAAATGCTTTGTCCCAAAAGGGATGTAAGGCATTGTAGGGAGAGTGCCTGATGGCTGAGAAACATCTGGCACTAATCCACACGATGAGGTTCCACCTGTTGCAACGGCTGCCAACACTCCGGCAGTCAACACAACAAATGTGTGAGCATTGAAGGTATTAGAACCGTTGTCTAGTCCCAATTCACCTCCAATATTTTCTGGTCGGTTGGTTAGGCTCCGCGAAAACAATTGCGGAGTCGTCATTGGCATATCCATTTGCTAGGGTCTTTCTTGGTTTGTTTTTGTTAGATTACAAAACTATTGAAGTTCAACTTCGCTAGCTTCGTGAAGGCGGGTTGGCTTGGCTCCCGTAGACTGCCCTGCCATATAGACAGAACCTTCCTCTTCTTCCTCGAAAAGCTTACTATACTTTTTCAAGACAGAATGAGAAAGCATTCCTCCCACATCTTCGGGATTTTCCGCAGAAGCCGCTTCTGCTTGCTCGCGCCGAATACGTTCACGGCTAGTTTGAGCGTAAATTTTATTACAAGCACCTTGAAGTGCGCGTGGACGCATCATCAAAACGAATTTTCTTTTACCAATTACTCGCGTAAAAGGTTCCATCACAGGAGGTAATTTTGGACGGTCTGGAAGCTTCTTTTTCTTTTCTTCTTCGGTTAGTCCAGTCAAAATTTCCAGATATTTCTGTTCGATAATGGCTTCTGTTTTTTCACGATTAACAACTTTGTAAACTTGCCAACCATCTGCTGCAACATTCGCATCAACAAGAATTTCTTTTTGCTGTGCTTCAATCACACCTGCACCTTCTTCTTCCCAACGAGAAGTCATATTCGCTGGAAAACCGGGAGGAAGAGCAAATTTTGAGCCAGTAAGTGGATTCGCAACCGTTCCTGCTTCGAGAATTGAAAGTCCTTCGATCATATTATTTCTTCTTTGCAGGCATTCCAGCAGTCATAAAACCTGTGATTTTGCTCATGATGTCAGTCGTTTGTGGATCACGAGCAACAGGCGCCCCATTGTTGTTTCCATTTTGTGAGGTTACAACTGTGCCTCCTCCTGACATTCCACCACCTTTACCAAAACGCGGAACAGCGTCCTCCACTTTTTCTTTTTTCAAAGCGTCAGGATTTGTGCGAGCAAGTTTTCCGTATGCCATGTTTAGCAAATGGTTAAGAGTTTCGGCATTGACAACTCTCCCGTTGTCTTTGAGTTGTTTAACCGCAGTGTAAATTTCTTGTTTGATTTCCGGAATTCGGAAAGCATCTGAGTTGGCTGTTTCAAAATCCGAAACTGCTTGGTCTGATTGAACATTACCAACTCCTCCTGCAACCTGTGCCAATTTTGAATCGAATTCCTTTTGATTTTCTTGGTATTCAACCTCGAAAAGCTTGGCATGGGCCAAAGCAACATCAGGTTTGATTCCTTGTGCTTCAAAACGGGCTGCGCGGGCCAAAATACGCGCATCAGCAGTATTTGGCGGGTTTGTGTTAGAAGCAGAGGCATTAGGATCGAGATTGTGACGGCGCACAACAGTATCCAGCTTATCCGCTCTGGCTTGCTGATTTCTCCCGAATTCTTGTGCTTTTTCTGCTCTAGTGTTTGCATCTGTGACTGTTTTTTGTAAGGTTACAATACCTTCTCTTGCGGCTGTTACTTTTTCACGAACACTGTCTGGAAGTTCATCCAAATCAATGCCTTCAAAATGTTTCAGCAAGTCATTCGATGCGGCTGAGTCAGGCACAGCACCTCCTTGCATACGCAAGGCTTTTGCAAAAGTGAGAAGCGGTGAGGGACTCAACCACTTCTGCAACTCTTCACTCATTATCTTATTCATAATATACACTATCTCTTGTCAAATGTCAACAAGATTTGCATTATTTTTTTGGTTTGTTTGCGTTGTTGCCTGATATATTCAGCAGGCAAATCCTTCTCCTCTTGTGAATCAAGTTGATTCACAAGAGGTTGAAGAAAGTGTTTTTCAAAAAATGCTTCCACCTCCTCTTTTGGCATGTCACAAAAAGTGGCAATAATTCTTGCTTCAAATTCTGTATGCTTTTTAGGAGGCGTAGACATTTATTTGGTAGGTGTAAGTTCGTAAGTTTTACCATCCACAACAGCTGGAACTCCCATATGCACCTCATATTTCAGAATGTGTGCTTCAATTCCTCCTTTATTTGGATCAGAAGGAATTTCCAATGCTTCTGCAAGTGCAATTGAAATCTCACCAATATGATGAGATGGCCCTTTATCCCCCACAACTGCATTTACTACTTTTCCATTATTCGTATTCTGAACAACTACAGCACTGCCAAGCAAAACAGGTTTCACTTGTTTAAACATTGGAATGGGAAGGACAATGAATTTGTCTACTCGTGAATTTAATGGCTTCCCTTTATAGTGAAGAGAAGTATCAGATTGAAAACATGGATCATGCTCTTTATTTCCTCCTGCTCCATCTCCATCAATGGTTGCTCCTGCCGTAAAAGTCAGGAGTTGATTTTCATCACAGATGTTAATTTCAACATCACCAATTGTTTCAAGAATTCTCATAATTTTTGTTAGATTACAAAATTACTTTCCGCCTCCATCCAACGGAATTGAAACATTTGCAGATGCTTCTGGTCCTGTTGCTTGAGAATCGCTTACGGTAATTGTTGCGCGGCTCCCTTTTGGAAGATTGAATGTAGGTTGAGTAGCGCATCCTACAGAAAAGAAAAAGAAAAAACCGATAAGAATCAGCGGCAAAATCTTTTGTGAACCGTCTGAAAGTGCAACTTTTGCAGGATTGTTTGTCGCTCCGTTGCCAGAAACGTCTTTGTCTTTTGCTTGAGTGAAAGCAATGAAACCTGCAATGGTTGCAGCGGCGCCAGTTACCTTCGCCACAATAGGTGCAGGCACCCAAGAAGACAAAGTGGTTGGATTTAGAGCCAAATACATGCAAAGCATGCAAAAAAAGCCAAAAAGAGTCGTTTTCCAATTATTACCGAATAGCGTAGTCATTATTGTGCTGGATTTGGAGCACCCTGCATAGGTGCTGGGTTTTGTGGTTGTGCAGGTCCAGAAGGGGCGCGAACTGCACCTTTATTCTGAATTTGCTGTTGTTTTAACTGAAATTCACGTAATTGTTGACGATGTTCATCCATCAACTGTGCTTCTTGAATCATCATCGCTTGCTTTTGTTGTAACATTACAAATTGCTGATGAATCTGAATTTGATATGCAAGATATTGAGCACGTGTCATCCCCTGATGAGGAGATGGAAGACCTGCCATTTCTTCATTATAGGTTGAATTGACATCTTGCAAAAATCTTGTCTTTACTGTAATTGCAATTTGGTGATCTTGACTTGGATCAATTGCAATAACTTTACCATAGTATGTTTCAACTGCTTGTGTAGTTGCTGTTGAAACTTGAAATTCAAATCCATTATCCTTTACTGCATCCAATGCTTCCGTCAATCTCAATTCACGGAACAACGCTTTCCACAACATCGCTTGATCCAAAAATGGAGAAGTAGTCGAAGAAGCAATCGCCTGTTGTAAATGTTGTTGTTTTACAATGGATTCAATGAATGTTGAACCTACATCCGTTTTAATTCCAATGGAAACTAGCAAATCTTGATCATCAAGAGGAGTTGCATCAGAAACTCCACAAATTCGATCACGAATACTTTTCGGCATGAACATCTGCAAATTTTCCCAATGCCGGATAGCATAATTTTTGTAATGTGCTAAACTGAAACAATCAATATCAGCAGTAACACCTGACATGGAAGCTTGAAACGCATTACTAGCTTCGGTTGCGGTTGTTCGTCCGCCCATTGCCTCTCCCATGATTGCGTCAACTGCTTTGCCTGTTGTGCGTGCTTTCTTGTCCGTTGTCTCGATGAAAATCGACGTTGTTTGTGTCGCATCATAAGGTTGCCGACGATTTACGTCATTTGGTCCTGTGACTTCATACCTTGCACCTGGACGATTAATATTACTATTTGTCGCCGCAGGACTCCCCATTTGCACTTCTGTAGGTGGATTATTAATCCAATCCTTATTTAGAATATATTGTTCAGTTGCACGAACAATTTCTACATAATGTGATTCCAGAATTTCGCCGATGGCTGGCGTATACATTCCAGAATCCAAATCAGGAATATGAGCACAACCAAATAAAGGTAATCTGCCATGCGGATAGAAAAGTTTTTGAATCCGAATCGGAACGATCTTTCCAGAAAAAAGATTATTGGCAAAGCATTGCACAATATATCTTTGAACTTTTGGTTTGTCTGGATTGTTTCTTGTAGAAGGAAGTGTAAGGTAAGGGTAAAATGTCCACAAAGCTTCGCCTGAATACTCAGGACGCATTTGCGTCATAATTCCTTTTGCGCCTTGTGGAAGTGCATCAGTAAATGCCTTAGCTTCTGGCCCATACAACCACTGTGCCGCACCTAACTTATCCAAATTCAAAAATCCAAATGGATTTAACTTTGGATCATACTGATTTTCCAAAACCTGACTGCGAGGAACTACATCAAAGAAAAATGGACAAACTTGTTTCTCCATTTCATCAATTGGAAGCATTGGATTTAACCAAAGCTTACGAGTTGATACAGGAGTAAAAGTAGTTCCAATATCTTTTACCAAGAGAAAGTCAGGAGAACGTGGATCAGGTTCAACATCAAGAACAAAATCACAATGGGTGAAAGAATGCCCATAAAGATAATGATGCTGACATAACGGAGTATGTTTACCGCGAACATTTTGAGTTTCATTGTTCCAATCTAATGCCGCATTGGACATTTGAAGTTTCCGATTTGTAGGATTATAAAATTGGTCTTCCAATGGAGTAAACAAGTTAGGAGGCATGTTATACTGCACTGGACGATCTTTCCACGAAATGAAATAATTCAATCGTGTCAAACGATCTACAGTATCAAAAATTAAAGTATCCGCAAGCTTGAGAGGGTCTTCACCTGCGAAATTGATTGTTGTCTCTTCTTGCTTTTGAACCGAACGCGCTTGAGATTTATCCCGTTGCGCTTTATACATTTCTTTCAATGTATCCCATTTTGCCTCAAACGGTAATCTTGTAGTAACCTGCGGCCAAATATAATCCGTGAACATTTGACTAAAGATTTTTTCCAATTGATCTTGAGAAAAATCTCCTGCAATATTTGGAGGAATTTTCGCAGCAATAGCCAACACTTCTTGTAATGTTTGTTGTCGAGCTACTGTAATCATTATGCGAATTTGATTGAGTTGAAAAGTTGTCGTTGGTCTGGATTCATTGTATTTTGTGATCTTACAAAACTTTCGTAACGCAATTCAGGTAAGGCAACATAACACAATCCATCCAATTCGTCATCATCATAATCTTGAATAGTATCTTTTGTCAATCCTTTTTTTTCACCTTTTTCATATGTTCCCCAAAAGATATTTTGCATTCTTTGCAAAGCTTCTGCCACCCCCGGTTCCTCTACAAGAAAGAAAAGCTTTCCGCCGGGCGTCTTTTTTGTAATTGGATGCGGCAAATGTAATTGTGGCTTCAACATGTCATCAATTGACACCGCGCGTTCCTTTGGGCCAAGTGTTAGGGAAGGTCGAACGATAAGTCCTTCCTTTATGTAGTTGTTTGCGTATGGAACTCCCGTTGTTTCATCTGTTTTAAAACTATGAAAGTCCAACCAAGTCATTTGATATTTGTTTTCGGGATTGTCAACTTGCTCTTGCCACAATTTTGGATTTCGTGGATGTTGAACTTTTTTGTTACCTGACAAAATGATGATGTCTTCTGTTCGCTCTGAGATTGTGCGTTGAGTTGCAGTGTAATATCTGAAAATATATTTTGTGTTGTCACTAGCTAACGCCATGAATGCACAAGCTGTCATATGCCCCCAACCCGGATCAAGTCCACGAAACAGGATGAGTGGTTTTGGCGCATACATTTTTCGCAACTCTACAAAGGAAATATGCAAAGCATGAAACTTCGGATCATAATGTTTGAGAACGATGGGGGAAGAGGAGAAGAATTTTCCTTTGATACGTGCTTCACCCTCGGGTTTATTTTGCCAGTTCTTGATCAGGTCTTCTCTTTTCTCCTCGTCCATAATGTAATCTGGACAATCTTCAATGCCGAAACCTTCATAGATTGTTGGATGTAGAGGGAGTGGTTCTTCACCTTTGAAGACCTTATAAGCTAATGCCGCTTTGCCTCCTGTGTTGCGTGCTTCATAAGGTGTATAGTCCCATGATGCAAATGCAGGATACTTGTATCGCTGTCTGATTTCGTTGAAGATACTGGCCGGAATACCTTCTGACATCATGATTCCATCAACTGCACCTCCTGACCATTTGGTGTCTTCCATGTCATAGGACTTGAAGAGCACTTCTACTTCATGTGTTGGATGAACTTTCGAATTTGTTTCGTAAGTTAGCTTTAGAGTTCCATCATACTCTGAAAACTTTTCAATATTTGCCTTTGGTGTCCATTTCAACCATTCCTTCATTACATTCTTTTTGTTCCAGTCTTGTGAAGGTCCACCTACCCAAATTGTCCGTTTGGCGTTGTTTGGTTTTGGGTTGGTTGTTTGTTGGTGTTTGAGGTAAAATTTGTAACATGCCAAATTTTCAGGAGCGTCTAATGGTTTACGTGGATCACCTTGTAAATTAGCATCCTGTAGAGCTTTACGATAACCCTTGAGTAAATGGATGGAAGGTCGAGGGATTGTTTTAAAGGTTCGTCCTTTGTGATCTGTGAAAGATTGGAACATCATCCAATCAGGATCATTGGGAAGAATCCAAAGAAGTGCGTTTAGGACTCCTCCTGCTGTCTTTCCGATACGATTTGCATCAAAGTCAACAATGTAATCAATGCCATACAACCAACAGTTGAGTTTAAGTGTTTGTTCATAAGAAGGTTGCACCCATGCGAGTTCATTGTCTCGTTTAGATTTGTCTTTAAACTCTGCAATTCTCTCTTTAACTGAATCCAAGAGTGCATTGTATTGATTTGGAAAGAGTTCTTTAGCTTCTGTATCCAAAAGGATTACATTAGCCTCTTCGATCGAAATTTGTTCCGGTGTCGTTTGATACCACATTATAGTAGTGTAGCGTAGGAAGGTCAATATTTCAACGGATTTTTTACACGAGGTTCCTAACATGCTTTAACGCCGGCGGCATGGGGGTGGTGACCGGGTGTGGTCAACCGCGCTTCTACAGAGGAAAAATCGGCCTTTCAAGACGCCAAACGACGAAAAACCCCATTTTGTAACCTCACAAATACGACGAATCGCCAAAAGTGCATGATTTGGCCCATTTTGTAATCTAAACACGGCCAATTGAGGTATTTACGTCCATTTTGTAATCCATTAAACACGCCATTTATTTAGACGGCACACTTAGAAGGCACACTCTAACGGATGGCACACTCTATTACGTCAGACGGCACACTTAGAAGGCACACTCTACTAGACGGCACACTTAGAAGGCACACTTAGACCGTAGACGGCACACTTATGTCGCAAATGGCACACTCTAAACGGGTTAGGCCGTTTTTATTTTAAAACAACACATTGTTCTGACCCTCTCTTTACCTACTGACTCTAAGAGTGTATGTGTGAGTATGTATATGTATATAGTGTTATATATACACTAACTAACATGAATATAGAGATATAGGGAGGAGGAGGGACAATGTGATGAAAATAAATAAAAACAGCCCGGTCAAATTAGACGGCACACAATCCCACCTAACGGCACACTCCGCGCTTTAACGGCACACTCAGACAGCACACTTTATTAGATAACCCACTTAGAGTGTGCCATTTACGCAATTAGAGTGTCCTTTTTATTTCTCAGAAGGCACACTCTGGAAGTGTGCCATTAGATGGCACACTTAAGTGTCAGATGGCACACTTAGATGGCACACTTAGATGGCACACTCTAAATGATTTAGTTGACAACTCGCCAAAATCGCCTATTGTGGTGTTGTCAGCCAATTTGTAACCTCACAAAATGAACAATTCCGCCTCACTCGAAGCTAAATTCGCCATATTAGCGACTGAACTCCGCCTAGAAGCCGCTCAACTCGCTAAGGTATACCGCCAATATATCAAATATGGCAACCAAGGTCACCTCGGTGACTTCTACGCCGAACGCCAAGCGGCAAATTACAAGGCGCAATACCTTACCAAAAAAGCGGATTGCCAACGCATCTGTGACATACTCGACATCCCCGTTCGCTAACTATGAAAACAACCAAACCTACACGCAAAACAGCCAAACCCTCTCCCACATTTCCCATCACCCGCCCACCACTCCAAACTCGCACCGACCGGATCAAAGAAATTTGGGCTCACGCCACGAAAGACAAGCTTGCCTGACAACCAAGACGAAACGCCAACCAAATCAAAAATCAAAACCATGTCCGATAACCTAATCCTGATCGAATTCCTGAACGCTGATGGCTCTGTATCTTCTGCTCATGTAGTGAGCGCGAATGATACTTTCGACATCATTGCTTCCAACCTCCGCGCGACGATACTCTAATCATGACTGCCATCCTTACTACCTGCCTTGATTCAACGCGCACACAACCCGCACGAATTAAAGCCAGCGCGCCACACAAGAATCCAAAGATCAAACAAGAGATCACACTCCCGCTTTACAAGCTGAGACAGCTTTGTGAGTTGGCACAATGGCCTGTCAACCCGGCAAATGTTCACCGAATGGCAGCGAAACAATTGTGCTGGGAATATCGCTGGGAAGGCGAAGAAACCCTGCTCGGCGCGAATTTCTCCGATGGTTACATCTGGATTTTTCCTGATCACTCCCCACGTATCATGGCTGACATTCCACCGATAGGCGAAAATAGTGAAAAATAAGTTTTGACATTTCCACCCTGTCGGCTATTCTTGTAGCCGACAGTAGGAAGTAGCAAAAATTGTTACCTCACAAAACCAAAAACCAAAAACAGAACTCCATATGGCTAAGATCGCTCAACCAAAAGCTCCCACCACGAAACAAGCTGCTCCAACCCCGGCAACTCCGACCAGCGCGCAAACCGAACAACCCGCGCCCGACATCAGCATTTTGGTCGGAAAACTGGAACCGCTCTTCGCTGCCCGTGTGGATGGCGAAAATGCGCTGAACAACAACTCACTTAGCATCATTATCGCTGTCCGCGAATTCCGCGAGGAGAATCCGACGCTCGATCGCAACGATTGCAGACTCGCGATCCAGACCGCTGTTGCCGCGAAATACGGACTAAAGCTGGCAGCCGTTCAGAACGACAAGAAACCCGGCGAAAAGGGATACAGCGCATATACGCTCGTTTCCGCGCTTCTCTCGGCTGCATGGCCGAAAGGTGAGGCAGAGGAGAAGCGAGTGCAGAAGGCACTCGCGCAAGGCAAGGGTTATGTCGAAGTGCGCAGAGCGGCCAGCAAACCACAAGCGAACGGCGGAGGCGGAGGCGGCAACCCTCGCTTGATCACTCCGGAAAACTTCGCGACAAAACTCGCGACGTTCCTGACTCAAGCGCAAGTAGACATCCCGAACAAGACGATGCCCGATATTCTGGATATGGCCGATGCTGCTATCAGAGCCATCCGGACGAGTCCAGCGGCACAGCCTGCTAGCTAAGACAAAGAGTTGTAATCTCACAAAAACCCGCTCTGCAAAGGGCGGGTTTTTTGTTGTCATTATCAGTTGACAACTTCCCTTTAGTGTGCTATATTGCTACACAAGATGAAAGCACGTCCCAATCCTCACCTAATAGCTGCGATGCAGAAGGCGCTCGCACAAACGACCAAAACGGAAGTGAAGCCAGCCGAACAAACACGCTCGCTTGTTCCCATACCCGCACCAAGCATTCCAGAAGAATTAACCGGACCTAGACCAGCATCACACCCATTGCTAGATCGCTGGGCGATTCGAGGTATCAAGCTTTCTCCCTCCAAGGTTTCATATTTCGCTCTTTTGAAAGGCTCTTATTTCTGTGTAGTGCGACAGACGGGCGAACCCCTCGCGATGACTCGTCACTTGATTGATCTATATAAAGTGCCAATGGGCGCAACCCTGATATCTGAAATCATGGAAGAAAAGCCAATCGGACAAGCTCTGACTCCTGCCTTTATCTTTCACGATCTAAGCGGAGCATGCCGGGCGATCATGGCAACCCTCCCCGAATTTGTAAGCTGACAAAATTCAACACCTATGGAACTGAACATCACCGAAGACCAAATCCAAGCAACCCTCAAAGCGAGACGCTCGCAACGGATGGGCGCGAAGCTATCAATCCCGCCCGCCCCTACAGAAGAGAAAGAGACAGGCGAAATTCGACACATCCTCCATCAAACAATTCATGATTTGATTGAAATGCGCGAAAACATTTGGATGGTAGGACCGGCGGGCAGTGGTAAGTCCAAAGTCGCGGAAATCGTGGCAGAGGAATTAGAGATGCCCTATTATGCGCCGCCTATCGGACGTGAGACAACGAACGCGCAATTGTTTGGCTACTTCAATGCAGCGGGAAACTACGTGCGCACACCTATCCGTGAGTGTGTCGAAAATGGGGGCGTGCTTCACTTGGAAGAAATTGACTTTGCAAGTCCCGCTGTTGGCACTGCATTGAACGCATTGCTCGCCAATGAAAAGATTGGCTTCCCTGACTTAACAATTCAGCGGCATAAAGATTGCATCATCCTCGCTAGTGCAAATACCTTTGGCACGGGTGCGAACGCAACCTATATTGGCTCAATGGGCTTAAATGCCGCAACGCTCGATCGCTTCATCTTTGTAGATTTCCCTTACGACGAACGGATGGAAAAGCGCATAGCACCGAACAAAGATTTCTGTCTTCATGTTCAGTCCATTCGGCGCAAGGTCAATAAGCTTGGATTGAAGCATGTCGTTTCGCCTCGTGCCACAATCAAAGGCGGAAAAATGATCAACTCTGGTAAATTCACCTTGGAGCAAGTGGAAAAAATGGTGATCTTCAAAGGATTAGACAAGCTGACCGTGGATAAAATCAACGCGACAAGCGACGTTTAATATGTGGGATACTGAAATTGAGATAATTCACAAGAATTATTCGACCCTCGAATCCTTTTTGGATTATTCACAACAGGATCACCCAAATGATGGGCCGGATTCGTCACGCTCTTCGTTGTTAGTCCGCCCACATTTCACGCTCACACGTTCCAAAGATGAAGCTTACGATCTAATACGTAAAGGCAATCCTGCGGGATTAGAGCGCATGCTGAAGATATTAGAAGCCTTGGAATCTAACATCTCACTACCAGCTACGCATGATGAATTTCTTTCTTCTGTAGACGGGTGCGCGCCAAATGTGGAAGCATACATTCAAGGGATTCCCGAAGACATGTTTGTAATCTCACAAATTGAAGATGAGATGCCCCCTTCTTCTCTTGTAGTGCAATTGGAACTTACGGTTTCCGCAATGTTCTCACCTACTCAAATTGAATATGCTGGCGCAATTTTGTTTGCCGCTGCTCAAGCTTTGCAAATGCAAGGTTGTGCTGTGCAATTCATCCTCACTTATGCAATGAAAGATCGAGGGTTGGCGCATATCACTACAATCCCCTTGCCTCGCAACACGGATTTGGATACTCAATCCTTTCTTCTCACACATCCCGCGATGTTGCGCATCCTCATGTTTTCAGCCTGGGAACATGAGCCAAAAGATATTCGGAATCGTATGGGATTCTGGAATGGAGGAGGGTATGGAACCCCGTGGCCTGCCTGCCCTTTGCAGGAGGGTTGCGATGTTAAATTTAATCTACAAAGGCTTTGCCTTGCAATTTTGAGAGGAGGGACATCAATTGAATTTTGTCAATCACTTCTCCTTCAGTTAATCGAAACTAAATTTGGAATGTCACAAAAATGACTGGTCAGCGGGAATAAACCAATTTTAAATAAAACCGTCAATAACAGTTGACAATTTGTCAACTGTGTGATATATTAACCTTACTATGAAAATCCAACTCACCCTTGAACAAGTTCAATCTTACTCCCCTTGCTATACAGAGGAAGAGTTAAAATCTTTTTTTCCAAACAACGAACCCAGAGAAGTAACTTTAGAATCTCTTCTCTCACTTCCACTTCGGGATGCGGTATGGTTACTTTCTCATCTTCTTCCTCATACCTTGCGTGTCCAATG